CTTTCAACGCCGGGTTGGCCTGCAACTCGGCGGTGATGATGGCTGCGATAGCCGCTTCATCCGTCGGCTCTACCGACGCGATGGAAGCTTTGAACTTCTCGTTAGCGAGAAGCAGTTTCGGGGAACCACCAAGACCGTGCGCGAGAATGGCGACCTGTGTAGAAATCTGGCCAGCCTTCGCTGCAGCCTGTGCGGTGGTGAGGGTAGCGTCCTGATCAGACACCTTCGTGGTGAGTTCGGTGACGCGGGCCTGCAACTTGGCAGGGTCGGTCTCGAGTTCTTCACCGCCGCCGAGGAGCTTCGCGAGTGCGAGGTTCGACTGCTTTACGGCGTCGGCGGTTGCGGCCTTCACTGCTGCGTCGATCTCGGCCTTAGTGGAGGCCTTCTGGGCTGCGATGTCGCCGCGGAGGTTCTCGACGAGGCGCTGTGCGCGGGCGGGGTCGAAGTTCTCGGCAGTCCATGGGGCTTTCGATGCTTCGGCTTCAGCTGCGGCATCTTCGGCAGATTTCGCGGCTGCGGCCTGAGCGGCAGCATCGCCACCGTCCCCACCTTCGCCACCGGCGTACCGGATGCCCATGAGCTGGTGCTTTGTGCGGCCGATGACAGCCATGCCGTCGACGTTGGACTGAACAGGGATGATGCTGGTCTGGATGGACACGGTTGTACTCCTTCGCGGCGCCTGGCCGAGTTGGGTGGATCGCCTGCTCTTGCAGGACGTGTGTGGGTGGCTATTTGCCGTCTGCGAAATGCAGTTGCTCGCGATAGGAACTTCGATTCCTGCCGGTGTCGTTGATGAACTCACGCATGCTTGCTTGACGTTCCCGTACCTCACGGGCAGCACGCCGACGGGAAACATCATCACCAGCGGTCGCAGCGTCACGTTTTGCTGCACGAATGTCGCGTTCGATCTGACGTTGCTTCGAACGTTCCTTCTCCCGCTCGGGGGAGTATTCGACACTCTGTTGTGGATTCGGCAGGCCGGGAAGGTATATTACGCTGTGGCATCTGTCATTCGGGTGCCCCCAGCCTGCAGCCTTCGCTTGGTCGAGAGTGCCCGCGATCTGCACAACAACCTGACGGTCTTCTGTCGCATGGGGAAGCGTCACAGTGCCGGTCTGCCCGTTGGTGGAGAGGATTTTCCCAATCCACGGGGCGCACAGCTTGCAAGCATCAATGGCACCGACGATGGTGACAAGGTTTAGACCGGATTGTTGCATCCGCCATGTACCAGCATCTTCGTAGGCGCGACGCACAGCGGTACGTCCGGCCATTTCGGCGTAGGAACCGATGCGCCAGTTGCGGCCAGCTTTGTCTACGAATCCGGTGATGCCCTGTGACAGGAACTGTTGCACCGCCTGGGATTGTGCAACCTTCATCGTTTGTCCGGTGAGGATCTGTGATGACGAAGTGAACGAGATGACCTTCTGGTATGCGTCTTGTGGGTATCGGGTGATGCGGAGGTGCATTGCTTCGAGGCGTGAACTGAGGTCAAGGGTGAGCGCGGTTACAGCCTGTGTTGCTGTGCCGGTCAGTGCACTCGTCTGGGGGAGTCGTGACGCCATCCGCAACCGTGCAGCAGCGGCGGCTTCGCCTTCCTTCGCAGCAATGTCGATGAGTTCCTGCGCGAGCCCTGCACGACGCAACTTGTCAGTGACCTCAATGGCGAGGAACTGCAACTCACGAATGGATTGGGCACGGTATGCGGCAAGTTCAGCAAACGCCCGGTTCTGGGCGATCCTGTCGGCGAATACCTTTGTCTGCTCAGCGGTGAGAGTCGCAGTAGCTAGAGCCTGCTGCAACGCCACATCACGGTAGGAACGTTTCGCAATCTCACGGATCAGCTCATCCTCGGCACCGGCATAACGGGCGGCGAGTTCGGCGCCCAACTCCTCGATCAAGTCCGCAGCGTCTACCGGGTTCTCAAGGTTTGGAACGTATGCGGGCACCGAGGACTCCTATCGAGTGCGAATGCGTGGCCTGAGAGTCGGGTCTGTGCCGGGCTGCACCCAGCCACCCTTGGCAGTCGCCGGGCCCTTGTACTCGGTCCAGCCAATGGCCAGCAGGTCGATCGCGGTTGCCGCGGAGGCGGTGCCGGAACGCTGCTTGCCGAGCTTGGGTTCCTCGACGGTCAGGAGGCGATTGTGGTTCGGGCCGAGGATCCGACGCTCCATCATGTCTGTCATGGGGCCAGCTCCTCGTTTTTGCCGGGTTCGCCGGTGAATGTGGCAGGATCCGGCGCAGGCTTACCCTGCTCCAGCTGCACACGGGCGATCTCTTCCTTGATCTCAGTTTCTGTGAGGTTGTCGTCACGGACACGCTCACGCACACGCGCCTCAAGAGAGATCGCACGAGCCATGTCAAGAATCTGCAACGTGCGTGCCCGCTTCTCAGGGTCTTCCTGCGAAATCTTCGCGAACGTGACCTCGGGACGCTCAAATTCGCCGCCGCCCTTGCCCGGGAACACCACGCCATCGATGGCCAGCGAGATGCGTGCGAGCTTTGCGAGAGCAGGTCGGGCGTGGATGCCCTTCACGTCTCGTGTGGCCTCAGATTCGCTTCTGTCATCGTTCACTTCGGTGGCGGTCTTGCTGCCGGACGGTTGAACCTTCCCGAATTCCTTCGGTGACAGTCCGATCGTGCGCAACACACGACGTTCGAGCGCATCAATAATGTTCAGGTGTGTTTCGTCACGGATGTCGAACTGAGTCTGTGTGATCTGTGACGCCAGAGAGTCGCCAGCAGAGCCGAGCGCGTTGATGCCCGAATACACCTGGCGGTACACATCAAACGTGGCACCCTTACCCACACCGGAAGTCTCAAGGTATGACTCGGGGACGGTGAGGCGACCCTGCCCGTTGTCAACATCACGGAACAGTGAAGACCACATCTGGTCGACCTTGTCGAAAACGGGTTCGTTGCCGAGGAAGTCGGAACGACCAACTGAGGCGAGTGGCCCGAACTGTTCCCAATCCGGGTTCGGAAGCATGTTGGGAATGTACGAGACCGCCATCTCGGAAATACCTGTCGCAACACTGACCGTGTACTTACCATCAGTAGCAAGAGCCAGGTACTCCACAGGAGAGATCAGACTTGAAAGGTGTGCAGTCTCCGTGTGCTCAGTGATGGGCACAGCCTGACCGAGAACGTTCTCGCTACCTTTGTGGAGTGTGTACCGGATCAGACCAGCCGTGTGCTCCTCGATGAGGCGGAAGATGATGTTCGCGTTGTCGGTGCGGTACTCAGTCCACAACTTCACCGAAGCGAGGCGACCATGACGGAACGTGGGGATCGCAACATCAGCACGATACGCCTTAGGGAAGACATGGTCGGCAACGTCGGTGTCCCACACGGGGGCAAGGTAAGCACCACCGAGAGCGGATGCGTACTCGCCAGCAATCAGCAGCTGCGAGTGTGACTCGTCAGAACGCATAATCAGATCAAGGCGTGCCTGACCGGACTTGTTCTTCTCCTCGAAATCGGGAAGCTCAATGCGGGGCGCTTCACCAAACAGCAACGATGACGACTTCTGTGCAACATCAGCAGGCAACGGCAAATGCAGTTGGGTGCGGTTCTCACCCTCAGCAACAGGTTGCCCCCAGAACATCTTCGACAGGCCACCAATAACACCACCACGATGCGCAACACCCTTATGCACATGGGTTGCAACACCGGTGCCGGAGTAGATCGCTTTGATGGTGGCCATATCGCCAGCCCACCAGGCGCGGTGTTCGTTGTAGCGTGCGCCCGCGATGTGGAAGGGGGAGGGTGGCCACTGGTCGGCGTTTGCCATGAGGCCTCCTTAGGCTGCGAGCTTGACGTGTTGACGCCAGATGGATTCGGTTGTCTGCAGCGCATACCGGAGGGCATCCTGCGAGTGGTCGTTGGCCTTCACGGGCTTGTCGTCGCCCTTGTCGGTGGCCTTCTGGTCCCACACGTATTCGGTGACTTCCTTCTGCCATCCCGGGCACCGCTCGGTGACGAGCAGCTTTCCAGCGGAGAGCAGCGACGCGACCGTGCGGATGCCGTTCAGAACGTCGTTGTCAGCCTGAGTGGAGATCAGCCCGTCCTGCTGGAGTTGCACCCGGAACGACGCCGCAGACGGGTCGAGGATGACGTACTGGGGTTGCAGCGGGAACTGTGTTGGAGGCAGGTGGGGCTCGGCCAACCAGTTGCGGAGGCGGAGTGAAAGTTCAGCGTCGGTGAGCTTCTGTTTCTCGGCGATGGACTCGTACCGCCACTCGTCGACTGCATACAGCTTCGAGTGTTCCTTGCCGTACCGGTCGGTCTCGGTCGCGAGGCCCACGATGATGGCGGCGGTCGGATTCGTTGTGCCGTAGTCGATGCCAACTGCGAGGAGCATGCGCATCGGTGGCAGGTCGGCCCAGGCGATGGTGTGCTTGGCAGGGTCCCACATGTCGAAGATTGCGCCCTCGGCGTTGGTCCACAGCCCGAGGATGAACCGATCATAGAAAGCACCGGTGAACGATGCCTTCATGTCAGTGACGTACTCGGCAGTCAGTGAGGGGTTGTCGTCCATGGTGAAGTGGAAGACGATCATGTTCTTCTGCTCGGCCTGCAGGATGAACTGCTGACGCAACCAGTGGTTGAACGATCCGGGGTTGGTGGTCGCGAGGAGTCGGGCGCCGTCGACGCGCAGGCGGGTGAGCAGCATCTCCCAGAAGCCGAGCGGCAGCAGTGTGGCCTCGTCAACGTAGGCGATCTCCACGGTCGCGCCGCGGATCTTCTCCTCCGAGCGGGCATCGTTCGCGCCAACCAGGTGGACTTCCTTGCCGAGGATCATGGCCGTGTTGGAACCGCGAGTGTGGAACACCTGTGTGGCCATGTCGCCGTAGAGTTCGTACCGTTGCATCGGCTCGATGATGTTGCGCTCGATGGTCTGCAGCGTCTTCCCGACGATGACGATCAGCCCGGTGCCCTTCGCACGCTTCACGGCGATGAACAGGGCGAACAGGGACGCGATGGTCTTCCCGGCTGACACCGCACCAACCCACAGGGCGATCTTCTTCAACTTCGACCGTGCGATCGAGCGCATCTGCTTCCGCGAGAGGCTCGGGGCCGGCTTAGTCTCCGTCATCATCTGGCTGTGCGTCGAAGAACTGCTCAAGGTGATCGACCAGCGACTCGGCGCGGCCGATACCCTCGTTCGTCTTCTCCAGCACCTTGGTGGCCTTGTCGAACGCGATTCCCGCGCTTGTCAGCGCCTGCCGTCTAACGTCGGGCGGCGGCCGGTCGAAGGTGTGCTCGGCGAACGTGTTGTCCTTGCCCCCGAAGTTGTACACCGTGAACGAATCGTCGAGTTCAGCGAGTCCCTCGCGCGCCACGACCATCATCTCCCTGGTTAGCGCTAGGCGGTCCTTCGCGAGGTCGATGGTGTGCGCACGAACAGCGAGAGCAGTCGGTGCGCGGTCGAACTCGACGCCCTCGGCGGCAGCCCAACGTGTAACAGTGGCCGGATCGAGATCGAGCGTTCGGGCAATGGCGTTGCGGCTGACACCAAGATCGAAGAGTTCCCGGGCCTTAGCGCGCGTTTCTGGGTTCATTGGTGAACGGGCCATGAAGATCACCTCTTGGCCAGTCCTGCTGGCTCTGTGGGTTGAGGCGTGGCCTCTACGTGTTGGGGGTTAGCAACGGTTGCACGGGCATCCCGCTACTCCGAAGCCGCCTGTGGGTTTTTCGGGGTGGCGGTCGTCGTAAGTTTCAGTGCAGCCGCATCCTTCGGGGCACGGTCTTTGCTTCGAGTGGACTGTGATGCCTGCGACAAGTGCTTTGTGGGCTGCGCGTTGTTCGGCGGTGGCTTCTGGGTATATCTGGTCGAACAGGCTCACGGGCTCAGTTCTCCTTGACGGGGTTCGGCAGGCTTTCGCAGGTACACCTCACCCGGGAAAGGTAACGGGTGGTGCTCGTGGCTGGTGTCCTTCGCCTGTGATTCCATTCAGCGTTGACGTTGGCCTGCCGAAGTGAGTGATCCCGGCCCGACTTGCACGGGCGGCAACCAGACCGGAGAGCGACTCACGGGGATAGGGGGAAGGGTGTTCCGAACTCATCGACGGATGTGCCACTCTTGGCGGCTATTGGGGTGCCCGTGTGGTCGGAAGTGGTTGCACGAAAAAAGCCCCCAACCGAAGTCGAGGGCCCTTTCATGAAGTTCGTGCTGCACCTGTTTTTTACAGACTAGTGCAGTGCCCTCCCATTATGGCACGAATCGGGATGGGTCAGTGCAATTCGGCGCTTCAGCGTGTCGTCTTGCGGCGTGCGGCGTTACGTCTGTTGGTGCACGTAATGCAGTAGCGATGACTCCGACCCTTCTTGTCTTTCCATATCCGGGTGTTGCTCTCCGAGTATTCATGTCCTTGAGGGCATTTCCGGAGTAGTGCCGTCAAGCTTCGCTTGCTATTCGAAACCATATCGGTGAGCACCATGTGCTCGGTATTGATGCATGCCGGGTTGTGGCACATATGGTCAATTACCTGACCGGACGGGATGGGGCCGACTCGCACCCAGTAGGACAATCGATGCGCGTAGACAGCCGTCTTGTCGATGGTCATCGTGCCGTAGCCCCGCTCGGAGCGCGAGCCGCCCCAATCAATGCAACCGCCATCCCGAAGGATAGACCTACGCTCCAAGCGTCGCCTAACCTCCGGGTGGGAACTCGCCTTGACGTACTTGCCGTCGTTGGTGTTTGCGGTTGTCATGCGCTCATAATACCATGAATTACCCGTGTAGTTCGTCGGCGTGTCCCGGTTCTGGGGTTTCGTCAATCTTGGGGTTGTCGAGTTCCCACGCAAACCCTCGGACGCCGGCCGATCCGGTAGCTCTCCATGCGCAGCATCCGCATTCGACGGCGCTCTGTTCGAGTCCTCCCTGTCCGTCTGGGCGGTAGGTGGCGGTGAGGGTGACGCGTTTCTCTGTGTCGTACCATCGACCGCCTTTGCCTGTGAGTCCGGAGTTTAGGACTTTCACGAACCAGCCGAATCCGCATTCTGGGCAGGGGTATGGCTGTTTGGTGTTGGGGTTGATGAGCTCGAGGATGATGGGGGCAGTGATCTTTGCTTCGATACGTGTCTCCCATGCTCCCCACATGTCAGACCACCGGTCAATGTCGGTTTCGCCGGCGGTGACCATGAACGCCGTGTACCAGGTGCGAAGGTTTTGCTCTGGTGTGAGGTGCGGCACCTTGTCTGAGGTTTTCCGGAGCTCGGTGAGGATGAGCGCTTCGAGGGTGTCGTATTGCTCGAGGGCGTCGGTGTCGAATGGAACTTTGGAGTTTGACGCGGCAAGGCCATTGCCTCCGGTGAGGCTGGATGCGATGGCGTCTCTGAGGAGTTTGATGAGGGGGTCGCGTCTTACCCAGCGTGGGCGTCCTTCGATGTTGGCCCGGTAGGGGTGCTCGATGGTGAGTCGGTCTATGACGTCGAGCAGGGTGTCGGTCATGGTGTCTCCTGTTCGTTCTGCAGGTTGGTGATGCGTTGTTCCCATGTGGTGCGGCCGGTTCTGAGTCCGTCGATCCTTGCGGTGAGGTCTTGGCCGCGTTCGGTGCGGCGTTGTTCTCGGTTCATGTTTTCGAATTCTTCGATTTGGGCGATGAACTGGGCGAGGATGTAGCGGGCGGTGGAGAGTTGGTTTTCGATAGGGAGGCTCATGGTGTGCCTTTCGTGTCAGTGGTGGACTCCGGGATGGGGTGCGCCTCTGGCGGATACGGGCAGCGATACCGGGCAAGCATCACTTGACACGTTTCGCTGAACTTCCCGGGCTGGAACTTATGGTCAAGAAATGCGGCGGGTTGCTCCGGTGTGCTCGACTTCTGAACCTCAAGCCACCAGTCGTCCTCCCACTCGACACGAACCGGATACGTCCCGAGAGTCAGACCCTCAAACGTTTCGTTGGTACCAACCTGCTCGAACACGTAACGCAGAGCACACTGGTCAGACTCCACCAACCAGTCACCGTCGCAGTAACTGTGTTCTTTTCCGTGTCTCACGCGCTCGTCGCCATAATCCGGATTCAACGCTTGGCACGCCTTGCGCTTGCAGGGCATAAACACCGCGCAGTCGCCGCCGTGGTTGCCACCGAACTCGAACTCGTAGTCGTCGTTCTGCTCGTCCGGTAGGCGTGTGATTGTGACTGTGTGGCTCATGACTTCTCTCCTTCAGGTTGTTCGGGGGTGCGCAGCGATTCTTCCCGCCATGCTGCGAGCCTCGGCTTGTGCTTCGTCAGGTAGTCGAGCGCGGCTTCCGGTGGCCGCAGTGACCCGACCCGATACGCGAGCAGCAGCTTGTCCTGAGCGTCAACGATCTTCACCGCAACGCTCAGCGCCTCCATCGGAGACTTGATCGGCCTACTCATTGGTCACCACCCCCCGTGCGGATACCCAACCCGTCCAAAACCGCACGAGTACCCGGAATAACCTCCGGGACAGGAACAGCAGGGGGTGGGGTCAGAGCAGCAGACAGGGCTCGGAGTGCGTCGCCGGTGTACGCCTCCCAGTTGGAGTGTTCCAGCGAGTGATCGTCATCGTCACAGTCGTCGTGGTTCCAGTCGCTTGCAGCGTTCGCCATGTGCTTCGCTAATATTTTGACGCTGGCTTCTGTGACCTCTACCTGTACCGGCTGAGAGCGAGTCCACCCAGCAGCGAGAATCGCGTCAGCAAGAAACCGCTCGAACGACGGAACAACTGAGCCGGGAGGTTTCCCAATCGCGCTCATGTCGTCGTAACGACCCTCAGCCTCCTCGATCACACCCTCCAGCGCTTCCGGGTCGGTGTCGGATGGTTCCGGGTCGCAGATGCATTCGAGGTCGTTCGGATCTGACCACGCGACACAGATCGCCGAGTGCTTGCGGTCGGTGTCGGATGGTGCAGCCTCAGGAATGTCAGAGCATTCGTGAGAATCGGCCATTTTCTGCAGTTCGGAGACTGGGGAACCCCACCCTCCCTCTGATGAACAACGACCACATGACCACATTCTGTGAGAGCAGCCAGTCCGGCACAAACCAGCAGAGCAATCGGTGTCAAGACCTCGGAACACAACACGCACGGTCGATGCAGACTCAGGCTTGTATTCGTTACTCACGAGGACACCTCCCATTCGGTCACAGTGCGACTGACAATCTCGATACTCGGATGTCCGCGACGCTGGTTCCACCTCACGTTCTGTTCTGGGCCAACGAAATGCGGTTTGGGGAAACTAAGCGCGTCCGGGTTGGACAGTCCCCACTCCACTTCACCTGTTGCCGGGATAGGCAGAGCAGCGGTCGGTGCGGTGACAGCAGCAGCAGCTTCCAGCTCGGCGATTCGTTTACGTGCCCTCACCAACTCCGCCCAATACTTCGCAGCCATGTGTGGAGACTCATCAAATGGATTAGGTGCGGTGACAGACTCCAAAGCATCCGCCGCAGCAGTAAGAAGAATCTCGGTTTCGTTCTTGCCTCCATCGCGGACACGTGTGTACATTCGAGCTTTCCGGCGCAGTGCCGCAATCAGGTCGGGGATGGAAACCTCAGGCTTGTCTCGGTCAATCTGTGAGTTGTTCATCAGTGTTCCTCTCAGGTGGCATCAACTCGTGGGTATGGCAGTAGCAGCCCGCATCAAGGCATCCGTACTGCTTCGTGTGGCAGAACTCGCACCGTTTACATTCGGTATCGCGTCCCCTGAAATTTCCGTGCACCCGATCGGTGCCATTTAGGAGCGCCATGGTGCCTCCTTGAATCGCAGAGTTGGCGCTTCGTCTTCCTCGTACAGCGAGTAGCCGATGAACTCTCCATCGCCCATCCGCACATGCGGGTCAACCCAGTCGAAAAACTTCTCGATCTCGTTGTCATAGTTCTTCAGATTTGCTCTGAACGAGACGCTCCAAGCCTTCGCGATGTCGTCGTACTCGACTACGAAATGATTAGCCTGCGGAAAGTAGTAGCTCGAACAACTGGTGACCATTGTGAATCTCGGCGCACGGAAGAACTCGTGGTCGGGCCAATCCCAGACATCCTCACGCCCTAGCTTCTTGATGATCTGGGCGGCTTCTTCGTCAACCTCGGCCCGGAAGAATATTTCCGTATACATGCCCATCTCAGAACGGTGTTTCATCGTTGTAGCTACCGGGAGTGTTCCACACGTCCCCTGAGGTCTCAGGACTTGCCGGGGCAGTCGTAGCCCACGGTTCCTCGTTCGGAGCGCCTACGGTGCCCTGAGAGCCGCTACGACCCTCCGCAGCCTCCACACGGTCAGCCCACACCACAAGGTCGTAGAATTTCTTGCCCTCATGCTCGCGAGTCTCCGTGACCTCACGACCCCACACCTGAACCCGATCACCCTTACGAAACATCGTCAGGTCAATCCCAGCCGACCGCGGAACCTTGATCGTGCGAAACGTGCGACCAACCGTCTCGTACTTGCCGTCATCGTTCTTGCGACTGTGAGGCTCGGCTGTCTTCATGCCCCAGCTCGGGTGCTCGTCGGTGTTCTTCGTCCACGCTTCAACGAACGCGGACTCGATTTCAATTTTGGCCATGACTAACTTGCTCTTTTCTGGGCTTCAATAACCCGTTGTGCTGTCTCAATTTCTTGCCGCGTGAACATCCGCTCCACCGCGACCTGGTTCTCAACCTGTGCTTTCTGCCGCAAAAACTGTTGACGTTTGCGTTCCGTTTTTGAGAACGTCCGCTCCCGATCACGAAGAACCTTTGACCGGGTGAGCGTCGCCAACCATGCGGTGAACGCATGGTCGGATGCGGTCTCGATATAGGTCATGACGACACCGCCCGCGAGCCCATGAACTTGCGAATGAGTCGACGCTGCTCGTGGCCGCTCAACCTCACCAACGGGTCCAGCACCGAAACCACACGCGCAGCAGCCACCCCGTACGACTCCACAGGGTCAGGCGACGGTGTCAGCTCTCCGAGTGGTTCAACCCGGTAGACCGCTCCGAGTGGGTAACCAGCGGCGTACACCTTCGCGTAGTCCCGCACCGTCGTGACGTACACCACTGTCGGGTCGAGGTTGTCCTCAGGCAGCGGGGCGCCGACTCGACGCGCCTCGCATGTTGGGCAACCATCGACCAGATGAGCTGTCCCAGATTGCGGGGTGATGATGTCGCCGGGCTTCATCCCTGGCGCGCCACCGTGAAACATGCCACCCATCACGCCACCGCCCCAATGTCGAGGTCGAAGTACGCCTGCTGCACCTCAGCCGGAGTCCGGCGACACGTCGTCGCGATATACGCGTCCACGTTGTTGACGACCCGTTTCGCTTTCGACACGATTGCCTCGGCCAGGAGCACCGCACCAAGCGACGACACCGGCTCACCAGTAGTGACCGCGAGCGCATCACAAACCGCAGCAAGATTGCCTATCCCTGCCCGCCTCGCACGTTGCTGGACGACATCATTTACTGCGTCAAGTCCAGAATTTGACCCATCACTTACTTGACTTGACTGGGTTAAGTTAGTTACGTCAGTCTCTACTTCTGACTCTGACTCTGACTCTGCTTTCGTTGAGGTTCGCTCCCGGTTATTTCCACGAACCGGCTTGGTATCCGAGTCGGTTATGTTGAGGTTCGTCTTCGGTCGCCCGCCCTTCGCCCCGTTCGTCCGGTTGCGCTCAAGGCGTGCAGCGATCGACGCGCGCGTCTCCTGGTGCTCGGCGTAGTTGTGGATGACATATTCGCCGTCGATGATCGCGAGCGACGGCCGCTCCGGGTGGTTGTTGAGCAGTTCCTTCAACGACTTCGCACGCCACTCCGCAGTCGCCACTGCTACGGGAATGCACCCGTCGAGGTCGTGGCGGCGTGAGTATGCGTTCATGTCGAGGAACGTGATGATCGCGTTGTCGGACAGTATCTTGATCTTCGGGTGGTCGAGGAAGTCGACGGGGAGCGACATCCATGGCCGTTTGTCGGTTGGCATTACCTCATCACTCCTTCTCTAATTGCGCCGATCAGTACCAAATATTCGATAGCTGTCAGAGGGTTGATTTGTTCCTTGTTGCCGGCGTCATCGAATCGCCACCACGTGGCATCGACACGGCGAAATATGGGCACGAGTAGGGGGTCGAAGCCTGAACGAATCGACCAACCGAGGGACTCTCCGATGTACCCGGAGTGGGCTGTGCCGTGGCAGCCGTCGATGTTTCCGCCGACAGCACCAACACACACATGCAGCCCGTTTGCTGGATTCCCAAATCCCAACCTCGACTTGAAGAGCCGGTGGTGAATTTGGGCAGCAGGTGCCACCCCGCATCCTTCACAAACACCACCGGAACGGGCAACGATCAGACGTCGCGCAACGGGGGAGAACTCACGCGGCCACCGGTTCAGGGTTCTCATGCTGCACGCTCCACGTCTATCCCGTTGAGGGCTTCAGCAACAGCCATACCCAAATCGCGAGCTGCTGGCGGAGTGACCGCATTCCCAGCCTGTTTGACCTGCTCCCGCTTCGTACCGCCCAAGTAGTAGTCGTGCGCGAACGCCATACCGACCTTGATCTCGTTCGGGGTGAGCATCCGAAAGAGGACGTCGTCAACGTCAAGGCTGATCTCCGACTCCACCAACCCGTACCGGTCTGTGGTGGTGAGGGTGCCGTGTGGGTCGCTGGTCGGCTTCCCGGCCTCGGACGCACCGTAGTAAGGGACGAGCAGCGACTGGTGACCGCCGGTCGTGAGCGTGCGCAGCTCCTCGGTGACAGGTGTACTCATCTCCGCGCCGCCCGTGTTGTTCCGCATCACGAGCGCATGATGGTTGCCTCCCGCCGATACCGTGTCGATCGGGTGCGTCGCAGGCTTCGTCACACCGTTGTTACGGAGCGGAACGATCAATGCCTGGCCCGCACCATCCGCGACCACAGTCGTCAGAGGTTCGCGTGCCGGGTCGAGAGTGCGCTCACGCTGACGGAACTGCGCAAGGAACGGCGGAAACGCGATCGCCGTTTCATTGCGGGTCGACTGGGTACGTGCCGGGTCGCTCGCGAGGGAAGCCGACTTTCCCTCCCTGCCCTCAACAGGGATCATGAGAGGCGAGTAAGCAATACCCTTCGTCTGTGCCGTTGTCTGCGTGTGCATCGGATCGGACGAATGCTGCACCGTACCCTCACCGCGGATCCCATCCGTGATGAGCGGGTGCACCGCCACCCCGTACTCGGCAGTCGTGTTCTGCGTGCGAAGCACCTCATCGGTCGGCCAAGCGCGGATGTAGTTACCGGGCTTCCCGTTCACCGAGTCATATGTGTTCCCTGCAGCGGCGAGCACGATCGGCTTCCAGTACCGCTCAATGCCCTTCTCAATCCGTGCACGAGTCTTGTCAGCGAGAGGCTTCTTCTTATCCCCAATACGCTCACCCGCAATAGACCAATCAATCGCCGATGCTGCGGGCAACCATGCGGGTTCGATGATCTGGTTACGGCACTCCACCCGAGGGCAACGGTAAACATATTGAGCTCTGTACCTGCCCCAACGTTCCTCTTTCTTGAACGCCTGCACCGCGGACACCATGCCGTGCATTTCGCAAAACGCCTGCGGGCGGGTCCACTTGCCGATGTTCGGCTTCCGCTCACCCTTACGCCAGAACACGATGTACATGCGGTCACGAGACTGCGGAGCCGGAAGACCAGCACCCTGCGCATGCATCGAGTTGAGCCACACAAGCTCGTGCTCGTACCCGAGGAGCTCCATCGTCATCAGCCACGCAGGGAACGGAACCCACCGGTACGCATCAACGACGTTCTCAATGATGATGGCCCGATACTGGTGGTGCTCAGCAAAGCGGGGCACGTCATACATAGTCGCGCGGGAACGGTTAGCGGCCTCGTCGGGCAGCGGCGCAGTGCCGTCCATCTCGAAGAGAGCCTCGTTGACGGCGCGCTGCCGCTTCACACCCTTCGCCACGGAATGGTTCGTGCACTCCGGCGACGCCCACAGGATATCGGTGCGCTGGAAGTAGCCCGGGTTCACCTGCGAGATGTCCGCGCTCGAGTGATCTGTTTCGGGGTGGTTGATCTGGTGGGAGTCGATCGCTTGCTGCCAGTGGTTCGCAGCGGTGACGACTTTGAATCCTGCGTCAACCAGTCCCGAGGATGAGCCGCCAGCTCCGCAGAAAAGATCTGTAACGGTGAGGCCGTTCCATGGCACCGTCGGCTGCTTGTAGCCAATCGGAGCGAGTGTTGCTGTAGTCATGACGCCACCGCCTCATTGTCGAGCAGGTCGAACAGCGTCGGTACGGACGCGCGCGCATCATGGCGTCGTAAGTACACGAGCGAGTCAGCGACGGATGCCGGGTTCAACTCCGACGAGTACGCCCGACGCCCAGCCTGCACCGCGCACAGCGCAGTCGAGCCGATCCCACCGAACGGGTCATAAACCAGATCACCCGGATTCGAATATATATTGATGAGACGGCGCGGAATATCCAACGGGAACGGGCAGATGTGGTTCTCAACATTCCGCTTCTTCTGCTCCGAATTGAGCGTTTCGATGCGAAGAATGTCGGTCCACACGTCGGGGTGCCAGGATCCGGGGACGAGTGCCGCGAACGTGCCGGGGAGGGCGTTGCGCGCGGCAAGAGTCGTCGCAAGCTCCACATGCGCGTCGTAGTCGTAAACGCTGCCCATTGACTGCTTCGTGAAGATACGCTGCCGAGTCTCCGGGTCGAGGGCCGCGAGCTCGTCAACCGGCAGGTAACGGTCACCCGACACACGCCAGTCGGCGGCGGCGTCGATCTGCCACTGCCCGACCGAGTAAGCCGCGCGGTCCTTCACGATCCGCTCGTCAGTCCACCCGACTGTGCGATCCGTCTGCGGCTTTCCAAACAGCAGCACATACTCGGGCGAGCCAACACCGATAGGCCCATGGTCCTTGAGCATCTTCGTGTACGAGAGGCGGTAAGTCTGATTGTTCTCCCGCACAACATCCGTCGTGACGGTGATCATTCCGTAATAGTCGAAGCCGTGGCCGGTGTAGTGGGCGATCGCTTCGGCATGCAGCGGAGAAACGGTGTAGCGGCCCTTGCCGGTGACGGATCCGAACAGCATCCGGTCCTTCACATGCACGGCCATGATGCGGCCCGGTTGCAACACGTTGAACAGTGACGGCGTGAGGTAGTCGTTTTGCCACCAAAAGTGATCGTTGTCGTCGGTGTGGCCGAAGTCGGCATAGTTCGGCGAGTACTCGTAGTGGTTGCCGAACGGGATCGACGTGACGATCAGTCCAACGGAGTTCTCTTCCATGTGGTCGCGGGCCTCAACAGTGGAATCGTTCAGAGCGACAGTCCACGCGTCACCGGTGAATGCTTCCCGCTCAACACCCATTGCCCGGGTCAGTTCGGTACTGATCGACGTCGGGTTCAAGCCGTGCTCACGCAGGATGTTCGACATGGTGTCGGTGAGTTCGTCGTGCTCGCGCCACTTCTGCTCCAACGTCGACCGCACTTCAGACTCCGACTCGGCGAAGATCAGGACAACCCGGCACGCTCGCTTCTGGCCGAAGCGGTGGATGCGGTGCACTGCCTGCACGGTCTGCTCGAACTTGTGAGTCACCCCAACGAAGATCGACAGGGCTGCCTGCTGCAAGTTCAGCCCCTTGCCGAGCTGCACAGGCTTGCCGACGAGCGCCGTCGTCTTGCGATCACGCCACTCATCAAGGCGACGCTCGTGCTCGTCATCGCTAAGACCACCGTGCACAGACGAGAAGCTCACGCCGACGGCCGTTAACTCCTGCTCAATGAGCTCCTGTTCATCGTTGAGGTCGCACCAGAGGATGATCTGCTCGGTGGTCATTTGGGCATCGATGTGCCGCTGCAGCGCCGCTTGCGCTGCGGTGTGGTCGCCGGCGGCTACCTGTAACCCGCACGCGCAAGTGGCAGTGCGGGGCATCACGGTCATGTCCACCAGCGAGAGGTGATGCGCGAGCCCGTCGATGGAGGAACGCTGCTTCGCGTGCTCGGTGACGAGGGCCATCATGCGGGCGACGCGCGCCGTCAACGTGTTCCGCTTCTCCCGTGCGGCACCGACGAGGGACATTGCACCACCGCGCACAAGAACAGCCTGGCCATCACGCTCGACCTGATCCGACATCATGTCGATGGCTACTTCCTCCCACTCCACAAGCAGCGGCGGCAGGTCGTAACCTTCGTCGGAGAATCCGAGGTCAGAAGGTCGCTGCAGGAAACACGCCCACGTGTTCAGCCACAGCCAGAACTCCCGCTCCTTATGCGGGTAGAGCTTGAGGTTCCCGGCCTTCGAAGAGTCACGGTGGAAGAACCGTGTGAGGGCGGCACCGGTATCCATGATGCCGAGAAACCCGGCGTAGTGAATTAGTTCCTTGTGCCGGTTCGGTGAAGGGGTTGCCGTCGCCACGAACCGGAACGGCACCGAATCGAACAATTGCAGGAACTCCTGATACGTCTTCGACCCGAACGAGCGCAGCACGGCAGCCTCATCGAGAGACACAGCATCGAACTGGTCGACATCGAGTCGGCCATCGCGCACGGACTCGTAGTTGGTGACGTAAATCCCTGACCAGTCGGCATCGATCTCCTCGGTGCGCCGGATGAACCGCACCTCGAGGCCGAGGTGGTTGCGGCCGTCGCGGATGATGTCCCCGCGGACACCGAGCGGCGCCACGATCAGCGCGCGGCTGAGGGCCACCGGAGAGTTCGGGTGCGTCAGGATCAGCCGGAGGATCTCGAGCTGCATGATCGACTTGCCGAGGCCATAGCGGGCGAAGATCGCACGGCGACCACCAGCGACAGCCCACTTCACAACCGCTGCCTGATGAGGCTGGAAGTTGGGGTGGCCTTCACGCATGATGGGCGACAGGTCATCGTCTGCGACTTCGAACCCGAAACGGCGGTCGAATGCGACCTTGTCCCTCAGGAACTCGTCGTAGCTGAGGTGACCGGTGTTGCCGGTCGAAAGAGTCAAAGTCATTTGTTCTGCTCCTGCTTTTGGCGGGCAACAATGTCGTCGCCGAGATCAGTGATTGTGATGGTGAAGTGCGGTTCGGCGCCTGCCTGAAACCGGATCGTCGCGGACGGTTTCTGCATGTGCGCAGGGTCATCGTCGTCAACAATTCGGGCGGAAGTGCCACGGTTCGAACCGATACCGTCGTAAATTGCCTTCAGCAGTGGGGCGAGATTGTCGGTATCACGGTTTCGGCGATCAGCGACAACCCACACAACGTCGACACGGACATTGTCCAGACCTGGGACTTTGGCGGCGCGGGTGCGCAGCATTATCTCCTCGCGGATCATCTGCGTGTTCTGGTGCTTGACTCGCCAGTGGCAGCGGTCGTTCGCTGAGAGCCCTTTAGGTGGGCGGGGATAGTTGAGGTCGAAAGACCAAGCCGTGGTCATCGTCTGCCCCCGTACCCGTTGTACGCAGCCTGCACACCCTTGTTCACGTTCAACATTCCGTACAGCTTTGATGTGAGTGCTTTCAGGGTGTCGTCGGCGTAATGCCATGCCGTTTTCGCGTTGTGCCATTCCTCGAGTTCCGGCATCGCTTCCACGTTGGCGAGCGCGCGAGCCCGAGTCACGGACATGCTTGCCGCGTGTGCTGCGAGGGACGTTTCCCGCCGACGCGAGTGGGCGCGCTCGGCGGCGTACCGAATCTCATTCAGTTCGAGCATCTTCGCGGGCATCTGCTCAATGAGAGTGGTCAGCTCGGTGATGAGATATTCCATCTCGGCAGGGTTCGCCGGAACAAAATGGATGAGCTCACCACCACGAGTGAGAACATCAACCGTTGCGCCACCTTCTGCACCTGCAGGGGAAGTGACTGTGGGGGTGTCGTCGGTGAAGTGAGTCATCGCCCGGCCTCGGCTTCTGCTGCGGCCTGCGCTTCGTAGTCGACGTCCGTTGGGGTCGTGGGTTCAGACTCGGCTTCTGGCGCCGGGGTTGCCTCTGGTGCGGCTTCCTCATGCGGAGCAGGTTCGTCCGTGGGTGCGTCCGTTTCTGCGGGCTGGGTTTCGGCGTTCAGCATCCCGTAGCGGGTGTAGGCCTGCGTTTGTACGGCGTCGGTGAACTCATTCAAAGCCTTCGCCCGTTCGGAGATCTCCTTGACGGCATCCTTCGTGTCGGCTTTCTTGATCAGCGCACCCCAGTCCTCGGACGGTTCGACAACAAACACTTCGCTGCTGTCATAGGTGCCAGCGTCGATGTCCTCAGCCGTGTACAGCCCAGAGAGTTCCATCGGGAACAGGCGACGGAACCCGTGAGTTTCAGCACGGATGCCGAGCATGTGCCCGGGGCGGGTCGTCCAGTTGCCGCCCTTACCTCCGAACTCGGCCATGGTGACGGTCTGCTCAAGCGGGCGACTGATGCCTTTCCGGTAGATGCGGATCCGTGCGGCGTGCGGTGCTTTCGGTGGGACGGTCGACCATGGGCCGTCTTCGGTGGCCTGCCACTCGATCGGGTCTTGCCCGTCGTATTGACCGGTTCTCTGTGCAACCAGGCGCATGCCATCAACACCCACAAGCACAGTCCACTTGCCACCCATTTGTGCGGCGTAGATCTGCTTCGCAGTCGGGTCGAGGCCGGTGCGCTGACATGCCTGAATGAACGCAGCCATGATGCCGGACGGGGCGAAACGACGGTTTTGCCCTTCCATCCACGTGAGGCCGGCGAACTCCATGAGTGCGGCGGTGTCGGGGTTCCATGTTGCTGGGACGACGGAGCTGGGGAGCACCATCTCTGTGGTTGAACTCATAGTGCGTTCATCTGCCTTTCGAATTCGCGCGCCCGGGTGAGGCGGTCGAGGAGGTCTGTTGCGAGGGGGAGAATCTTCGACGTGAGGTCGACGATCTTTGGGTGGTTGCGGGGGATGGTGAGATTCTTTGGTTCATCAGCGCGGGGAATCCACCCACCGGTAATCGGGTCAGTGACGAGCTCCTGCCAGATGAACTCGATCTCTTCAAACTCGGGGACGACAACGAACTGCCATGCGATCTGACGCCATTCGCCCAACGTGGGACCGGTCACGACCTTGTTGTGCTTGGCCTTGCACTCAGCCCCACGGGTAGCGTCTGCACCGTCTGGTGTGGCTGCGAACCCGCGGTTGTCGGGGGCGTGGATGAGGGCAATGTTTGGGCTGATACCGGCCCAGGCGAGCATCATTGGCTCCCAGCGGTGGCCTTGTTCGGTGTAGGCGTTGCCGTTCCACTCCCTGCGGGTCAGCTTCTCTTTGAGTACTGATTCCACTGAGGACTCTTTGGCGAGTTTCGCCGCGTCGGACGCACCGACGCAGGGTTGCCGCGCGAGCTTCCACGCGTCCCGGTCGATGCCGTCGTGCAGGATGCGATCGAGGTGGCTCATACTGGCCTCACCTCGGTCTGAGCTTCGAGCGGGATGGCCCCACTCTTCATGTAGTTCTCTGCGAGTGCTTTCGATGAGAATGTGGCAATCCATATCCACGGAACGGCATTGTTGGGGCGCGCGTAGACATCGTGCGCGTCGTGGAAGATTCCCTCAGGCATCAGATACCACCTGTCCGTTGTTCGTTACGGCGGTCGTCGGCACTCGCGAGGATCCGCTCGGCGTAGCCCGGCGATTTTGGGTCATTCAGGTCGTAGGCGTCGTACTCGTCGGCGTCCATCAGATGTCCAACCCTTCGGCGGGGGTCTGGTCGCGGTCAGGCGCGATCGCTTCGAGGAGCGCGTACCGGTCCTCGAAGTAGCGGTAGAACGTCCCAATCGAACAGCCAGCAAGGAGTGCCACCTGTGCGGTCGTCAACCGGTCACGGCCAATAGCGGGGTTGTTGTACAGCTTGATAGCTGCCGTCTTGATCGCGTTCAGGCGAACCTGCGAACGCGTCTGCAGTGGCTTGTTGCGGATGACGGCGCTCACTTTGCGACCTGCCCATCAGCGAGTTCGAGCACATCAATACCGGCCACAGAAGGCATGTCCGGGCGTCCACGATCAATCAGCCCGGTGAAGTGTGCCTCAGTGAGCATCTCGTCAATCTTCGTGAGGCTCGTCGGGTCAAGTGCGTCGCCGTTCTTGATGATGACCAGGCACAGCTCTTCCTCCGAGTGCTCACCTGAGATCGCGACCGCGACGGCGGCAACTTCCCTGTCGGCTGCGTTCACGTTCACAAACGGGGTGCCATCAAGAAGCACGTATTCGTCATCGACCGACAGCCCCGGGTGTGGGAACGTCGCGAGTGCCAGACCATCGAACTTCGCCTTCTTTACCGTCTTGAGTTTCTCGTCAAGAGTGGTGTGCAGGGTGGCGGCGGCATCGTAGGCGGCTTTCGCACGGACATGTTCAGCCTTCGCACGAACCTTCGCGTTGATTTCCTCGACCTCACCGAGCCGGTCACTGATCGCGGACGTATCGATACGCTCCGGGCCAGCCCTGAACGCGCCCATCTGCTCAGTGAGCAGCTCACTGGCGCGTGACAAGAATGTGCGTGCCGCGTCGAGGGCATCCTCGAGGCGTGAGACTTCGGCCTCGGCGCGTTCCTTCTCCGACTCGAGCTTGCCGAGCGCGTCCATCGTCCGGTCGAGTTCGGCGTTGTGCTCGCGGGCCTTCTCGAACTCGGCCACGATGTCGGCGGCTGAAACCTCCACATCGGGGGTTTCCTTCGACGGCGGCACCAATTGAGACAACGCACCCTCAAGGCGTGACTTCTCCCGGTTCGCATCCGTGCGAGCCTGTTCCACCCGCGACTGCTCAGCAGTCAGCGCGGCCATATCGAAACCCTCAGGGAAGATCGACTTCGACATGATCAGTTCGCGGCGCTTCGCTTCATCCATCGCAAGGAACTCGGCAACATCCACAATCACAGTGCCGATACGGTCTTTCAGGATCGCGGTGCCGTCCTGGTACTTGGCGCCGTCGAGGGCACGAACTTCAACGGCTGACATTTTGCCGTTCTTCCACTTGCGGGTGAATGACAAACCGAGGTCGTGGTCGACATACGTCGCTTCACCTTCGAGTTGCCCTTCATGTACGGGGTCGGGTGCGCCCTTGATCGCTTTGTGGGCGAAGATGTGCCCGAATGCGTTCACGAAGCTGGACTTCCCTGCACGGTTCTTGCCGGTGATGACGATGGTGTTGCTGTCGGTGCGGTGTGTGATCTCTCCACGGATGCCGTAGAGGTTGCGGACGGTGAGTTCTTTAGTCATGGGAGGTGCCTTTCAATTTGGAGGATTAGTACTGCGGTGCTGGCGGTGACGTAAACGGTCAGTACCAGCCACCAGAACCGGGGCACCCATTTGGTGCGGCGGCGGTGGGTGGAGGCACGACGCAACTGTTGTGCGTCGATGCCCCACATGGTTTTCATTACGACGTTGCGGAGCTGTAGTGCTCGAACCCACAGTCAGGGCACAACCAATGGCCTGTGTCCGTCTCAGGGTCGAATGTTGCATCGACGTTTCCTGCAAACCCGCACGGGGCGACGCATTCGCGCCACACAATGTGGTCGGTCACAAACTGGCCGGATGATTCCATTGGTCGCTCCAGACGTTGAGGTTCTTGGCGCAGCACTTTTTCGCCCACCAAGATTTCGGTGATTTGCTGAATGGAAGTGGTCACGAGAGCACCCCCGTAATAAGGAGTGCGAACCCTGCTGAGACGGCCACGTTCAGACCGAGCAGGATGGTGCCCACAAGAAGCACTGGTGCGAGACGGTAGTAACCTCTTGGTGCTGGGGTGAACTCACCGTGATCGCAGGTGTACATGCGGCGGCTCATGAGCGGGCCTCCCGTGCAACGCGATCCCGGCGCACCTTCGCGCGCCGTGACGACACCAACGTCGCTACCGTGACTGTGAACAGAATCACTAACCAACCGGCCAACTCGGACACGGTTTGAGAGAACATTTCGGGGGTCACAGTCCCAGCCCCTCACGTATGAGTTCCTGAGCACGTTCGCGCCGAGCGTTGCTCTCGTCTTTGCTGCTCATGTCCCACGGCCCGGAATTCTTCTCGGCCTCGGCAAACTGAGCATCGATGAGAGCCACATATGCGATCAGGTTGGCGGTGTGCTGCCGATCGGCTTGGAGCATGGCCGCGTGGTATCGGGCGATGTCGTACTTTCCAGCGGATGCCGCAGCTTCCGCTTCTGCCTTGTGGTCGATGGCACTCATGCGGACACCGCCGATAGGTTCGACAGCACACGCCGACGGATCGCAGGAAGCGCCGCAGAACGGATGTACAGGGTCGTCCTCACCTGTCCGTTGTGATGCCGGGGCGCGTTATGTTGCGGCATCGACCGGAATTTGTCCGCATGTGCGGCAGCCGCCCGATACTCGTACTCCTTGACATCACGGCCGACTGACTTCGACCACCGCGTACCGATGAGGGTCTTATATACCCATCCGGCAGCGAGTAGACGGTTCCGCAGCTCTCCCTCGGGAACACCGAGCTCGTTCGCTGCGACACGGAACAGCACCACATCGTCATGGTCGACAAACGTTTCGACGTATTCGACCTTCGGGGCGTCAGCTTCGACCTTCGCGGCCAACGCAGAGCGCGCCTCCACTTCATCAGCGAGCATGCGAAGCGCCTCACCATACGACTGGGGCAATGCGTTGACCTCGGAGCGGCTGTAACCTCCCGTTCTGCGAATCGCGGGCAACACTTCGCGGGTGACCCAACGCTTGAAATCAGAAGCGTTCGGCGCTTGGGAGCGAAGAATCGCAGAATACATTCCCGGTTCCGAGACGATAGCGACCGCTTGCATCCCGCCAGGGGTGTGCAGGTCTTGCACCCCCTTGTCCTCAGCGTCGAGAGACCGGAGCATTGCGGATGTGGCGGAGTAGCCGAGTGCCTGAGAAAGATCAGACGCAACCCACCACGGCTCACCGTCAATCACAAGCGTGCGAATATCCACCCCCTCGCGGCGGAAGATGCTAATCTCAGTGTTTGACATCGGTTTACCTTTCGTGTCATGGCCCCGGTTGCACCCGGGGCCTTCTTCTTTGTGCGAGTGGTTACTACTCACGCTGCATCGCCACCAAAAAAAGCCCCCTCGCTAGATGCGTGAGCCTGGGGGACTGCTGCATCTAGCAAGGGGGTGGTTTTTGGGGTGAGCAAGTTGAGAACGTCGTCACGGTTGAAGCGGTACTGTCCGCCGGGGAGCTTCATGGAGGGCGTTAGTTCGCCCTTCTCGACCCATCTGCGGACGGTGGAAACGTCAACTCGTGCGAGTGTGGCGACTTCGCTAGTTGTGATATTCACGAGTTCTTGTGTCATGTAGGAGAGTATGCACACGCCCCGCAAGTCGTGTCAAGCACGACTCGCCGTGCTATCCCCCAGTTTTGGGTATATTGCGCGCAATGCGCGGAATGTGACATAATGCATTCATGACAATGCAGAAGGAAACCC